ACATAGATTTATGTTTAACCAGGAGGTGTGTGTTGGTCAGTGGATTATACCAGTTAAGAATTTAAAACAGATAGTCAAAATTTTTATTAAAGAAAATAAAAAAAGAAAATCACAAATAATAAGGATGCTTGGAGACAATTATCAGTCCAGGTGTGTCTTAATTCCAATGTCAGAATTTCTAAACCTATGGAGAAAAGTTGAAATCAAAACCCAAAATACCAAAAATTAATAAGAAACAATTTCCTTATAAATTTTGTTTAGCTTATTGGATTGATACCAACTCTTCTTCTACTTGGGAAAATTTAGAAAGTATAAAAAAATCTATACCAAGCATTTGTATTACTACTGGTTGGTTAGTCTCAACAGATAATAACTCACACACTTTTATAGGTGACTTGAGTTTTAATGACGATGGTTCCATCAGTGAATGTGGAAACACTACCTGCATACCATCACAAAACATAATCAAATTGAAAAGGATAAAAATATGAAGTTAAGAACAATTGAAAAAGAAACCAGAACTCTTGTAGTTGATGGTTCCATCTTTGTATACAGAATTGCTTCAGCATTAGAAGAGGCTACTGAATGGGAAGATGATGTATGGACTTTGCATGCAGATGCAAAACTAGGTAAGAAAGTTATTGATACCACTTTAGGTAATTATAAATCAAAATTAAATTGTGATAAAATAATTATAGCTGAAGATGATAAAAATAATTTTAGAAATAATTTATTTGAAAAATATAAAGCACATAGAAAGAAAATCAGAAAACCTATTATTGTAAAACCTCTTAAGGAATACTTAAAAAAGAATTATGAATGTGTGTCATTACCTAATTTAGAAGGTGATGATGTATGTGGAATATTAGCTACTAGACCAGAGAATAAAAACAAAGTTGTTGTTTTGTCTGGTGATAAAGACATGAGAACTATTCCTGGTATTCACCATTTTTTACATGATGAAAGTACAGAAGTAGTTGATGAAAAAACAGCTAACTATAACTTTATGTATCAAACATTAGTTGGAGATTTAACTGATGGATTTGGTGGTTGTCCTACAGTTGGAGGTGTCAAAGCCTCAAGGGTTTTAGCTAATAAAAAAGACTTACCAGAAATGTGGGAAGCAGTTTTAGCAGAATACAAAAGACAGAAATTAGATGAAGATTATGCGCTAACTCAAGCAAGATTAGCTAGAATTTTAAGAGCATCTGATTGGAACGATAAAACAAAGGAGCCAATATTATGGAAGATATAATTAGAGATATTTTATTAGTTGTGTTGGGAGCAATTTTAGCAGGATGTATTTCAGTATTATTAGACATTAAAAAAGACAGAGAAAAAATGCGATGGGAACGATGGTACAGGGAAAGAAACAAAAGATGACAAACAAAGATATATTTGAAAGTTTAAAGTACCAAGAAGGTGGCAATCATTATTCTAAAATGAAGGTGCAACCTGCTTACTTTATAAACGAAAACAATCTGCCATTCGCTGAAGGTAATGCCATTAAATATATATGCAGACATAAGCATAAAGGTGGCGAAGAAGACATTAAAAAAGCAATTCATTACTTAAAAATGATTTTAGAAAGAGATTATTCTTAACCGATAAAAGGACACTTTAGATATATGCAACAAAATCAAACAAAACTTCCAGTAATTACTAAAGAATTACTTGATGCCTTAGATGAATTATTTCCAGAAAAAACTCCAGAAATAAATATGGAACCAAAGGAAATGTATTTTAGGATTGGACAAAGAAGTGTTGTTCGGTTCTTGCATGAAAAACTAAAACAACAATCTGAAAACATAATGGAGGATGTCTATGTGCCCGCCACGAAGACCTGACCCACCACCAGCGCCAGACCCAATACCAATCGTACCACCACCAGTAACTCAAAATACTCAAGGTAGTGCGAGACCAGCAGGTTATTCTGAAGCTGATGGTAGAAACACTAATATCGCTTCTTCTACTGATAGAAAGCGAAGAGGGTCATCAAATTTGAGAATACCTATTATAGGTGGTTTTTAATAAATGAAAAACAATTACAGTGGTTCTTTGAACCAAGCTGACACTTTAGAAAGTAGATATAATTCCAAATCACAAGAGAGAGAACTTTATCTTGAAAGAGCAAGAGACTGTTCAGAATTAACTATTCCTACACTTATACCAGAAAGCGGCGATACACATGCTGAAGAATTTGAGACTACCTATCAAGGTATCGGAGCAAGAGGTGTTAATAATTTAGCGTCTAAACTATTATTATCCTTATTACCACCCAACGCTCCATTTTTCAGATTAGCCATAGATACATTTGCAGTTAAAGAAATAGAAGAAGATGAGAACTTAAGAACACAAATTGATAGTGGATTAGTTCAAATTGAGAAAGCTGTTATGGATGATGTCGAAATGTCTAATGACAGAGTAGCTGTATTTGAAGCTTTAAAGCACCTTATTGTAGGTGGAAATGTTTTATTATTTGTAGGTAAAGAAGGTTTAAGAGTATTCCCATTATCTCATTATGTAATTCAAAGAGACCCAATGGGTAATGTTTTAGAAATAATTACCAAAGAAAGTATTCATTATTCTGCATTACCAGAACACATTAATGAATTACTACAGAACCAACAAAAAGATTATAAAACTGATGGTACCTGTGATTTGTATACTTGTATTAAAAGAGAAAAAGACAAGTTCATGGTTCACCAAGAAGTTAAAGGAATTAAAATTCCAGAAAGTTATGGTGATTATAAATTAGAAAGCTCACCATACATTCCTCTAAGAATGATTAGAGTTGATAGCGAAAGCTATGGAAGAAGTTATGTTGAAGAATATTTAGGTGATTTAATATCATTAGAAGGCCTAACAAAAGCTATTGTAGAAGGTTCTTCTGCTTCAGCCAAAACCTTATTTATGGTAGCTCCCAATGGAACTACTAGAGCTAAAGCATTAGCTGAAAGTGAAAATGGTGGAATTATAGAAGGTAATGCTAATGATGTATCAGTATTACAAGTAGGTAAATTTCCAGACTTTAGAGTTGCTCAAGAAACAATGATGAAGATTGAGCAAAGATTATCATACGCATTTTTATTAAATGCTTCAGTAATTAGAGATAGTGAAAGAACTACTGCTGAAGAAGTTAAAATGACTGCACAAGAACTACAAGATAGTCTTGGTGGTATTTATGGAATTTTATCACAAGAGTTTCAATTACCATTTGTTAATAGAAAATTATCTTTATTAAATAAAACTAAAAAATTACCAAAACTTCCTAAAGGAATTGTATTTCCAAAAGTAATAACTGGAATAGAAGCTTTAGGTAGAACAACAGATAGAAATAAATTAATTGCATTTTTACAAACATTGGCTGGCACACTTGGTGCAGAAGCAATTGGTAAATATGTAAATGTAACAGAAGCTATTAAGAGATTAGCTACAGCCGATGGTATTGAGACCAAAGGTTTAATAAGAACTGAAGAAGATTTACAAGCTGAAGCGCAAGCTCAACAACAACAGATGATGGATGCGCAGCAACAATCAGCTTTAGTAAACGCAGGTGAAAAGATTGCAGGCAACATTCCTCCTCAAGCATTAGGAGAAGCATTAACTCAACAAACCGAATAAGGAGAAATCAATGGTTGATAAAGTAGAAATGACTACTGAAGAAGTAAACACTTCATTAGAAGAACAAGCACGACAACAAGACGCAAACTCACAAAGCACGCAAGAAGCTCAAATTACAGAGACTTCTAGTGAGAGACCAGAATGGCTTCCAGAAAAATTTTCAAACGCTGAAGAATTGGCAAAAGCCTATGGTGAACTTGAAAAAAGATTTTCTGGTAAACCAGAAGAAACAGCAAAAACTGAAGACTTAAATATTAAAGAAGCTACACCAGAAGAAAATAAAGCTGGTGAACTAGATAAATTTTATAATGAATTTCATGAAAAAGGTGAATTATCAGAAAACAGTTATTCTGAATTATCTAATTTAGGTTTATCTAAAGAAGTAGTTGATGCTTATATTTCTGGCCAACAAGCATTGGCAGAACAAAAAGCAGGCTCAATTATGGCTACTGTCGGAGGAAAAGAACAGTATGGAGAAATGATTGATTGGGCTTCAAAGAATTTATCACCACAAGAGATTAAAGCATTTAACAATACAGTAGATAATGGTTCTTTAGAGCAAGCACAGTTAGCAATAGCAGGTGTTCAAGCTAAATTTTCACAAAACAATAATGAACCTAATTTATTTACAGGAAATAAAGCAGATGCAAATGTTGGCTACAGGTCAGTTGGTGAAATGTTACAAGACATTAATGACCCAAGATACGCTACAGACAGTGCTTTTAGAGCAGATGTAGAAAACAAAGTTAAACAATCAAACGCATTATAACACCTATTTAGGTGGGAAGGAGAAATATGTCATTAGTAAGAAATATAAATAAAAGGCGAAAAGCAGGTACTTCAAGAAGTAAGAAGAACAGCACAGTAAGTCCTAAAGCTTACAAAGCCATGAAGAATAAGTGGAAGAAAAAATAAAT